GCGTCATTTTGTAAAGTACTCCCAACACTTAATCTAAAATCTATAGTATCTCCTTTAACTAATCTCAGTGTTGTTGAAAAAGGTTTAACTAGATTTGTTACATTTTGTTCGCCTAATTGTTGATAAGATACGTTATTTTTATATAACTTAATATTGCCGTTATTTGCAGAATTTATTCTAATAACTCCGGTGAAATTATATAAACCTGATTCAGGAGCTGTAAATGTATCTAAACCGTTATCAACTTGTGACATTGAAGACGTATTATCTTCTTCTAAAATCCAATCAACTCTTTCAGTATTTGCTGTTAAAGTTGAAGCTGAGTTACCTCTACCTAAAACAGTAACTTCCCTGTGTCCTAAATCCTCACTAGAAACTGCAGTAGAAGACCAACCTTCAATTTGAACCGTTGCTTTAAAACTCATAGCTTGACCAGAAGCAACTAATGTATCTCCATTTGCTGCAGTTAATCCTGCAGTGGTTCCACTTTGTTTACCAACATTAAAGAAAGAATCTCCTCCTGTTGCTAAAATAGTTAAGTATGAAGCTGTGGAAACATTAAAAGGAGAGTCTCCAACTTTTTGTATTGATAATCCTGACTTTATTGTTAAATTGTCAGGTAAGCTAATTTGAGCTTCTACTGCTGTAGATGTTCCTGATATAAATTTACCATTAACTTCTAAGGAGTCTCCTACTCGTCTATAACTAAATTCAACATTAGTAGGCGTTCCAAATCCTGTAATTGTAGGAGTATAGCTTTGAGTATCGTATACAACAGCACCTGTAGCAACTTCACTAGGTCCGAAAACAACATTATCAAAATACATAGTTTTTGCTGCAGTATCTGGATTACTCCAATGAATACATAATCTATATTCAGTACTATTAGCATCAAATTGAAATTGTTTAAATATTTGCGGAGAACCGGCTATAACATCAGGATTATTAGCACTAATTAAATTAAAATCAGAAACAAAGCTATCATTAGAACCTACAAGCCAAATTGAAGCATCCCCATCATCAAATAAGTCTGTATTGGCTGACATTCTTAATAAATTTTTAACAGTTAAATGAGCGTTTTCTGCAGTAAATTGATAATATACTCCTTGTCCAAACGCATTTGCTCCAACTAGTTTAGCTAATTCAAAATCAGCATCTCCTATTAATGGGTTTGTAGTATTTCTATTAAATTCTAAACTTGAAAGAAAAACTAATCCCCCAAAATCATCAGGTCTATCTAAAGGGGTGGTGTTCCCATATCTTACCCAACCATCTAGGTTTAATTCAGCATTATTATTTTCAATATAATTATAATCTCCGGTTCCTTCTCCAGAACCAACAGGTATTAAATCTGTACCATTATCAATAAAAGCTTTACTTTGATCTGTGGCATATACTAAAGTAGCTTCTTTACGTGTAAGAGAATCTAAATTTGCTTTAGTTTCTTTAGGTAACGTTAGTCTAGTAGTGTTTGATGCCGTCCCGCCGTCAATATCTTTATTTGTAAGAATTTGAGCTTCTGATGTTCCTACTATTTCAGTAACTCCATGAGTGCTAGTATCAGCTTCGTGAGTCGTTAAATCTCCACTAGGAAGTCTACTATCTACGTCAGTTTGTAATTCATCTAAAGCTCCTTGAACATCTGTAGCTGCAAGATTTCCTGATGGAACATTTGTTACAGCGCTTGCTGTATGAGCATCTGTAGTATCATTAATATGATCTGTTAATGCTGAGTCTAAGGCTCTTGTATCAATATCGGTTTGGAGTTCATCTAAAGCCGCTTGCACATCTGTAGCTGCAAGATTTCCTGATGGAACATTGCTAATAGCAGAAGCGTCATGAGCATCTACTGCATCATTAATATGATCTGTAAGATCACTATCTAGGGCTCTTGTATCAATATCTGATTGTAGTTCATCTACAGCTCCCTGTATGTCAGTTGCTGCTAAGTTTCCAGATGGTACGTTTGAAATTGCAGAAGCATCATGAGCGTCTACAGCATCACTGAGGTGATCTGATAGATTAGTTTCTGCTGAATCTACTCTACCGTCTAATTCATCTAAAGCAGCTTGAGCATTAGTAGCTACCATTCCAGAAGCTGCATTATCAAAAGCAGCACTCGAAGCGTCAATTGTAACCGTATTATTTCCTGAAGCAGCAGTGGCATCAATTGTTTTATTTTCTAGTGTTTGTGCTTCATCGGTATTTAAAACTTCTTTAGTTGCCGAGGCATTTCTATATTTTAACTTATCGCTATCGGAATCGTAGGCAACTTCACCTTCTCTTGTTAGATCCTCAGCAGATAAATCCTCAGGGATTAATTCGACTCCCTTTTGAAATCTTGACCTTTTAATTGCCATTTATATTCTCCTTATATTAAGCTTCTTCAATTATTGCACTAGCTTTAAATTTAATAACAAGCGTATCTGTGTCCGCAACACTTTCAGCAGTATAAATAAATTGACCGGCATTATTAATATCTAAAGTAACTTTAGCATCAGTACCCATATATTTTGGATTAATAAAAAAGTTAGCTCCATCGTATACTCCTTCACAAACAAAAGAATCTGTTGTAGGATCTGCTGCAGTTGTGAATGTTCGGATTATAATACCTTCAACGTTTATTTGTTGAATAGTTGATGTATCAAAAGCTAAACCGTTAATAGGACCTGATCCTCCATCAGCTAAAGGGGCTTCAGTTAAGAGGATATCTTGAGGACCTTGAATTGTAGCTATTACATCTGAATTTTTTTTCAAATAAAGGGTTACTTGTTCACCCCAATTATTATCACCAACGTTAGGTATATCAAATTCCTCGTCAGCTAACCTTAGTCTAATTGTCATAAATTGCCTTATAATTGTACAAAATAAAGAGTTACCTACTACTATAGTTGTTAAATCTATTGAATATGTAATAAAAATTGTTTTATTGTTTAAAAAGAAAACCCCGACATTGCATCGGGGTTATTTATTTTGACTAAGAATAAGTCTTTAGAAAAATGTTAATAATTTCAATTATTAAGCGTGGGTATCGTTTTTAATGTATCTAAGGATAGTGATACAAGACGGACGACTTGAAAAAAGCGCTTGATCAGAGTATGCTCTAATCTCGTAACCTGAATGGTTATCAAGAAGCCTGAAAAATTCACCTTCATATCCTTGAGGATCAAAAGTAATATCAGTAGAACCGATTCTGATAAGATCTTTCTCACAGAAAGCGTAAGCGTATCCTTCTTTTACGTAAGTAGAAGGGATAATTTTGATAGATCCAGCTTGACCTTCAAATTCAATCGCTCTAGCACCTTCTTTAATCTTACTTGAACTATAAGAGCTATCATAACGTCTCTTAGCAGTTTGTTCAGTAAGCAAGTCATTCCAAGAGTTTACGTTAACCATAACAGTCATTTGCTCATCACCAAGACCTTTTTCAACAGCTCTAGCAACAGCTTCTTCAACTTTAGCAAAAGAAAGCTTAGCAGCAGTAGCAAGAGTACCAACATCTACGATGTTACCTTGGAAAAGAGGCTCATTAGAGTTATTAATTTCAAAAAGAGTTCCTCTAACTTCAGCAATAGAGTGAAGTCCAAGCATATCTTTATGAGTAGCAGGAGCACCAGCTTCAACAGCACCAGCAAAGTAAACAACATCTGTAGCAATGATACCATCACCAGTTACGTCTTCAGAAACGGAAACTGTCTTAGCATCAATATCATAAGCAGAAATTGTATACTCACCACGCTTAGTAGCAAGGTCAGCAGTAAATACTTCAACTTTATGCTTAGTTGTACCAACCCAAATACCAGCAGCCCATTCTTGATCTTCAATTTTTAGAACAGAAGGAGATCCTGGAGTAGCAGTTTCTACAACACCAATACCTTTTTGACCATAAAGCATTGAAACTTCAAGTCTGTGGTACATTGATTTAAGCATATTACCTGTTAATAGTTTAATACCTCTTTCAAAAGCTCCAGAAGGAGTATTTTGAGATCTAGAAGCAACAGCAGTAGAAAGAGCAGATCTAAGAACCATCTCTACAGATTTTACTCTTGCATTTTTAAGAGTAAAGCTATTTGGAGTTCTAAGAGCGAAAGCTTCACCTTCAGAACCACCATAAGTAACTCCACCTTCAAGTCCAAGAACTACTGGTTCATTGAAAGCGGCACCTTGTTGCTTGTCTCCAGCAGCAAAGCTTACCATATTTACTAGTTTTACGTTGTTAGGTACTAGATCTTTTAGTTGACCATAAATTTCTTTAAAAAGCCCATTAAGAGCATTAGCGGTTCCGTTTACACTATGAGCAGAACCTGGAAGAGTTGCGCCGATGTCAGCCATTTTTATTCTCCATGTTTAGTTTGTTAATTTGTTTATAATAAAATCCTTAAATTCTTCTTGACTACACCGATTTTACTTGATATTCTAAAATCCATAAAGGGTATCTAGAGGTCGCATAATAACATATTATAGACAATACAAAATTTAAAAAACAGGAACACCTAAGCTCCTGTTTCTATAGTTGTTAAAATTCAGTATTTTTCCTATCTTCCTCGAAGAAAATCATCAATACTAGTTTTAGAAATTGCTTCTTTTTTATCTTCTTTGATAGGTGCCATAGGTTTTTTCAAAGTTTTTGCAGACTTAGGAGCTTTACTAGCTGCCTTAATTCTTTTTTGCTTAAGTTTATCTAAACCTCTTTGACCTATATATTGTTCCATCATTTGCTCAGGTAAAGTAGACATAAGTTCTGAAATTTCTTTTTTAATTTCAGCTTCTACTGTAGGAAGCACATCTTTAACGCCAATACTATCAACATCAAATCCCCCTCCACCTTGCTCTGTTGGAGTAATTGCCCATCTCATAGTTTCAGCTATTTGACGAATAACCCTAGGAGTTGCTGGAAGACTACCGTGAGCATCGAGAGCTTCAGTAATATCTTTATCCAATTTCATTGCAGCTTCTTCTTGAAGTCTTTCATATTCTTTTTGCTGTTCTCTTTCTTTTTGTTCTTGAAGTTCTCTACGAGCCGCTTCTAATTCTTCTTGCATTTTTTCTTGAGCAAGTTGAGCAGGATCTTTTTTCATTTCTTCAAGTTTACTTTGAATACGCATCTCTGCTAATTCATCAGGGTCCATATTCATTTGTTCAAAAAATTTCCAAGGATTACTTTTCCATTCTTCAACTTGTGTTCTTAAAGCTTTTTCAAGCTCAGCTTTGTCTTGCATTGCAATTTGACCAGCATGGGCTCTTTGTAATTCTCTTAAAACTGCATCGTGATCATTAAGATCAAGCTTTTTCTTTAATGTTTTTCCATTAACTTTAAGCTCAAATTCTTTTACCATTTGCTTAAGTTCTTCTTTACTTGCTCCATCTTCAGCAGCTTCTTTAAGTTCTTCTTCTAATTGTTCAACTGTTTCTGCTTGAACTTCTGCTGAGTCGGCTTCTTCAGAAGACTCTTCACTTGATTCACTATCAAGTTGCTCTTCCACCACTTCTTCATTTGAAACCTCTTCAGTTTGAGGTTCTACATTTTCAACAACTTCTTGTACTTGTTCTGACATAAAATTCTCCTTTATTAATCAAAAAGTTATAATAAGGTTTACCGCCGTTTTAGGTAGGTAACTGCTATTTTAAATACTATAAGATTCTTTCATTTCATGAATTTTTTGAGTATATCCTTTGTTACATCTTCCAAAAGTTCTATCTCTTTCTTCATCTTCAAAAGAAACTCCCATTTTTTCTAATCTGTTTTTTACTGTTCTTTTTAAAACATTTAAATTATTTATATTTTCTCCACCAGTATGAATATTTTCAGATCTGATATTTTTTATTTTATAAGTAACTTTATCAAGATCTAGATAAACTAAATATTGTGCTCCAGTTTTAGATGAAGTTAATATTTTATTTGAAACAACAATATTTTCATCAGTAGTTTTTTTATATCTAATTCTTTTCATTAAAGTCCTCCTGTATTTAACGCCATTAACTCCTCAGGTGTTTGTGGTTGTGTTTGTCCTTCTATTTCAGGAGCTTGTGCTGGAGAAGGCATACCTGGACTAGACTGAGATTCAGGAGTTCCTTGTAAAGGCGCTGATGCTCCTGCTGCTCCCGGCACTCCACCTTGTTGTTGAGGATTAATTCCAGTTCCTCCAGGAGGAGCTAAAGGTTGTTCTCCTATTATTGCTAATAAATTTGGATCAGTTGTTTGTAATAAATTAATATGTTCTTGAATATGTTCTAATGTTCTTGCAACTAATTCTTCATCTTGTCTTAATACTGGGTCTGAAAGAACATCTCTATGTTCTCTAATATGCATTGCGTGATGATCTGTAGCAATTGCTAGAACAACTCCTCCTTGAACAAGAGCTTCATTTTCAGCAGTAATTGTATCTAGTTCGTCTGTAATACCTTGTGTAACTGATTTAAGATTTCCAGTATTCATAAGTTCTAAGTATTTTTCAGGAGTAGTAATTGCTCCCATTTGAAGTAAATTTTCAGCTACTTGGGCTCTACCTGCAGTTGTTTGCATTAGAGCATTACCAACATCAACAACAACTCTATTAATTGATTGCAAATCTTCAGATTTAAAAGTTACCATTTTAGTAGCATTTGATAACCCAGCAATTGCGGCAATCCTAGGAGCATCGGCAAAATCTTTTAATATATTAATTAAACCTGTTCCAACATCTTCTAGTAATTGAATGTATGATTGTTGTAATCCTGACATAAATTGTAATGCTTGAGATTGAACTAACGCTAGGGCTGTTCCTGATCTTAAACTAGATTCAGGATTACCTCTTGCAACGGAATTAATTCCTGAAATAGTTTCCATTGTTTTTTCTAATATGGAAAGAAATTGATAAGTTTCCCCTGATGTTGCTGTTAGTTGCATTGGTTCTGGTTTACCTACTTGACTATTATATTCAATAAAATTTAAACCGCCTTCTAGTTGATTTACTTTTACATTATTACCCTGAGGATTAAGAATATTTTGTACGCCAAAAGCATTGTTATTAGTCATAATTGTTGAATATAAACTATTTACGGCATCTTGTAATGGCAAGATATCCCACATTGATGTATATCCAAAGGAACTTCCTAAAATATCTCTAGGAGCAATTCTATAAACAGGCAAATCTCGATAAGGCATAGGAGTATCTTCTAGAATGATCTCATTGTTTAGATACATCATATATCTACCTTCAGGAACAGCTTCTGTTCTTTTATGATAGAGTTCATAAACAGGAATATCTTCTGTACTATCAAAATTAGTTAAAGTTATTCTTCTTCGGTCTTGTTCATCCTTAGTTTTAATTGCCATTATTTTATCGGCATATTCTGGATACTTAACTTTTAAGTTGTGTCTATTGATAAAAGTTCTAACAATAACCCATTCATGTTGTTCAGGAGTTTCTTTTGTAGAATCAAAAACAACATCAAAAGGAGACAATGTAGTAAATTCAACGTCTCCTTGATAAATTGCATCAGGTTTTAACATAAATCCATTTTCATCAAGAGGATTGTCTTCTTCATCAAAAGATGCTATATCTTTAGGATCGATGTCTAAATAATCTACAATTTTACCTCTTGTAGAATTCCATTCCATCTTTACATATCCTGAACCTAAAACGATAGAATACTCCACTGCTCTTTTTATTTCTCTTTCTAGGCGCTTTTCTCGCATATAGTAGTCAAGTAAACCGTTACCTAAATCTGCTTGAACTTTGGATTTTCTGTCAGTATTAACTGCTCTACATTGAAAACTAGGTCTTGATCCCGTAACCATATTTAACATATGTTGACATAAGTTACCGAAATGATTAACAGCAAGATTTACAAGTTCCCCCTGTTCTCCGCCATATGTTATATCATGTGCTCCACTATAAAAATTACCATGATACGCTGACCATGATCTTTTCATTTTTTCTAAATAACTGTTTAATTGTATATTTCTAAACCATTCTTGAGATTTTTCAATAAGATATGCTGCGGCTTTCTCACCTTCATCTGCAGCAAAATAGATGCTTTCATCTCTATACGACATTATATCTCCTTAATTTGAGGACCTACTTCTATAGTTGTTAATTTGTGTATTATTTTAATAATTGTCCCTATGTGGTATTATTTTTTAATGCCCATAATAGTATTCATAAATTTTTGAACAGTATTTTGTTCTTTTTTATGTAATGACTTAAATACTCCGGGTCCTTTCATTTCATTATAATCTTCAGGAAAAGGGTTCCTTGCTTCATTAACATTTCTTACTAGATATATAAGAGCATCTAATGCATCGCAGTGACCCCCTTTAATCTCGTTATTTAAAGAATTTTTAAGTTGTTTAAATCCTTTTCTATGCTTATCCCATTGAGCATGCTCTAAATGATATAATAAATGTTTACATCTTTGATGAATTTTAATTTTACCTTGGTGTACCCATAATCTTAATTGATTTATTTGAGCTTCTTTATTATCTTTTTTTGTAGCGATAAAATGAAGATCGTGTAATCTGACCAAATCATTTATTAGTTTTAAATCATTATCCATTATTCTTAAATATGGTGCTATAGGTAAATTAATTTCCTCATTATAGAATCTTAGTTCTTCATAATGTTTTATATCTTTAGCTAATTTATCAGTTGTCATTTCAGGACCATTCATAACTAATTCATCAATTATAACTAATTGAGCATTCATAAAATCATAATAACCAAATAACATTACAGTTAAATCTCGAAATCCAACATCTCCTGAAACATAAGCATCATAATGATCAGGCAACTTACTCTCATCATCAGGTAAAAGACACAAATCTTTACAAGCTGAAAATTCTGGAACTACGGTATTCTCGGTAAGCCTAGGTATTTCACATAGATATTCACATCTAAATTTAGTATTTTCTTTACCTCCAGAATATCGTGATATAATTTTTGCAATTTTATTC